CGCAGGTGCCCCAAATGCAGCTGGGGTTACCCTCCCCATTTTCTCATTTCCAAGCTTTGGAGATTTCTTAGCATTTGAAGAGCAATGGAATGGATTACTCCTTTCACAACTTCCTTCTGCGCTTTTTGATACAACTCCACCAAATGTCCTTCTTGCGTTTTTGGGTATTATATCTGGAACTATAACTCCTGGGCCAGATCTGCTTGTAGCATTGGGCATTGATGAAAATAATACAAATATTATCCCCGGTATGATTTCTCTACTTAAAGGTGAAACTGTGCTTGATGATCCAGGTGATATTCGTACCCTAGTTCAAAACGATTTGGATCAAGCGACATTTAATGTACTTCCAGACATTGTCAAGCAAATTCTGTTAGCAGAAGTTGATCCACCCGAGTTCTATCTACCCGAAACTGCAAACTGGGCGTGGGATCTACAATTACTTGGTCGGAAAATCATCAAGAATGTGAAATTCAAAGTAGACAACCAAACACTTGAGGAAATATCCGCAGATTGGTGTATCATTCATGACAATTTATACACAAATGATTCACAAAAAATGTCTGCAAATACACTTTACAATAGAAACATCGTCGGTGGAGAGTTAACTCAGCCATCTGGTCAAAAAGAAGCACAAAGTAATGAACTTTTTATTCATATACCATTCTTCTTTTCACACAACTACGCGGGTGACGTATACTCGGAAAATGTTCAAAGTAAACCCCCATTTCCTTTGTGTGCCATAAATAATCAGAAAATTACAATTGAGATTGAATTTTTCAAACAATCATTTTTTACGTTGTACAATCAGCGCACAATAGATAATTTTGCTGGTCGGGGTATTCCCGCACAACCACCAGTGAAGAAAATGTCAGGTTTCAATATTGTCACTGAAGAAATTACACTTTCCCCAGAAGAAAGAATGTATTTCATACAATCAAATCGGGAAATTGTTTACGATTTCGTATTCAAGCACTCAGATATTCCACTTGATCCACAAGAAAGAGAATTTATTGTACAATTGGAACCAAGTGTTCCTGTTAAATGTTTCCATTGGTTTTTTAGGTACGAAGGATACGAAAATGAAAATGAATATCGTAGTATAACCGCAACTGATCCCACATATGTAAACAAATGGTTCTATTCAACAACAGCCAATCGTTTCAATTTTACTCGTTCACAATTTAAGGATATGGATGAACCTCACCTATTAAAACGTGCTTATTTTACACTAAACGGTGAAAGAGTTCCAAATGTATCAAACAATGATAGAGAGTATTTTTTTAGTTATACACCATTCCGTTCAAGACTTTCACGTTCTGCGACAGATGTTACGAGAACATATGACTTTGATCCACCATTACCAAACTATTTACTCAACTATATTTACACATACAACTTTGCGTTGTACCCAAAAAGTACTTTAACGTCGGGTTTTCTCGATTTCTCAAATTTAAATTCAGAAAAAACAAAGTTGTATTTAGAAATGGTAGATAACATAGATCTTCAGTATGGAAATGGTCAGACACTCTCAAGTCCAACTTACAAATTTCATATGTATTATACAGGCTACAAAAAGCTCGTCTTCGATAAAGGGTTTTTACTGCAGACTTAAAAAACAAAACCTATAATTAAGTAGAGATGTCAGGAAGAGTGCGATTAAGTGCTCTTGGAACTCAGGATACACCCATAACAGGAAGTCCAACATATTCTCATTTTTTGGGCATTTTTAAACATCATACAAATTTTGCATTCGATGTACGAGAACACCCACTCATCGATGCAAAAGTTGGAAAAGAGACAATATGTATTATACCGATTGATGTAGGTGATCTCCTCACCAATTTAACACTTAGATACCAATTATTTTATAAGGCAAATGACTCATATGAAACGCCATCGGGTGGTAATTACGATGATCCATTTACACCTAATGTTGGTATACATGCTATAGAGTACGCTGATCTATATATAGGAGGAGTGCTCATAGAAAGACTTACAGGCGATTGGATTTACATGTATCATAAATATCACACAAGTGATTATAATTTTAGAGATAGCGTGGTACCTCTCACAACTGCAAAAGAGGAGCCATATGGTCCAGATGAAAATAATGTATGGAAATTGAGACAGATGTATGTAGATCTACCATTTTACTTCTACAACAATTTACCAGCTTCTATTTTATTTTGTAAACTTACAAAACAAAACTGCTATGTTAGGATAAAATTTAAAAGTCAAGACAAAATTGTAAGACCATATTTGAATCAATATACATCTGATTTGAGAATAGAAACTGCATCTCTTTTGTCTACATACGCATACCTAGATTATGATGAGTTAAATTATTTGAAAAGTACTCCAATGGATCAGTTAATTACCCAAATGCAATTGAGAAGACATGATGTAAAAAGAACCGAAGATTCTAAACAGGAAATTGTTTTGCGTTTTCAACACCCAGTCAAAACAATGTATTTCATTGCAGGAAGAAAATCTAGAGAGTTTTCGTATCATGATAGTGAAACCCTCATTCAATATATGCTCAATACAAAATTCAAAAACTTATGTGTAAGATTAAATAACACAATTTTGTTTGATGAGTCTTTTTCAAAATTGGTATATGAAAATTCTTTGACAAACTCTGTGTCTGGTATAAATGGTGATGTTTCATTTGATGGTGAAGAACAAACTACAGGCGTTCTCTATCAATTACCAACACGAGAACACATCGCCAGTTATTCATTTGCAATGTATCCATTAGATAACACTCCATCAGGGCATTTGAATTTCAGCCGTATAATCCACCAAAGATGTCAAATAGAATTAGACTATACAGATCCATATGCAGCTGAAGAAGGTGAGTTTACGGAAGTGCAAATCTATGCAAAGAATTATAACATACTTCACTACTCCGGTGGTTTATGTGGCTTAAAATATTAATCATAGATAGTATAAATGGCGGGTCGGGTTCAGATTGAAGCCTTGGGTCAGTTGACTAACTTTTTAACTGAAGATCCGTCATTCTCCTTTTTCACCAAAAGGTATAGTAAGTACACAAACTACGCAACAGAAAATTGTAAAATTTTGTTTCCGGGAGGTGTATTTACAGATGACTTGTTGGATGTAGCAATTCCCCAAAATTGTGGTGATATTTTACAAGAAGTTACACTTTCTTTTACAGTAGATCCAACAAATGTTGCGAGTCTGGGTTCAAACATTTCACCCATTGATGTATTTGGGATATCTACTATTGAATATGTGGAATTACGGGTAGGTGACCAATTAATAGACACAGTTACATCAGATGATATATTCATAGATAGAGAATTGAACATACCAGAATCTTACAGATCAAGTTTGGATGTAATACATGGAAAACATTTCCAGGGAAGTTCGGACCGTGAATTTTTACAGGAATTCTATGATGGTCAGTTTAGCACACAGGGGATAGATCCTTTTAGTACAGATGAATATAGAATTCAAATTCCATTCTACTTTCACAGACGCCCGGGACATGGCTTTCCTTTATGTGCAGTAACCAAACAAGAATTGTCTCTCCGTATAAAACTTCGACCCACAAACGACGTTCTATTTGTCTCACAAGAAAAATTTGGTCAAACTATATGGAATCCAAGAGAAAATAATCAAGTGACACAACCACTGGAGTTGAGTGATTTTAAGGTAAACTTGAGTGTTGTTCATTTGGACACAGTGGAGAGATGTATGCTTAAAAGTAAGCCACTGGATATCCTCTTTGAGCAACGTCAAAGAAATACATTTGAAATTGAACCACAATCAAAGTCGGGTAACTTTAGATTGGATTTTAAGAATTGTGTAAAGGAACTTTTCTTTATAGCCAAAAAAACCGGTAAATGGTCCGATGAATATGTATCTATTTTGGATCAACTGCGTGAGCTTGACAACTACACAGACGCTCAACAGACAACTCTTTTCATTCTTAAGTTGATTCCTGTGTGGAGTGGAGCCATAGGAAATGTATTAGATACACTTTACAGAGAAGACGATAATGACGTACGAGAAGAATTGATCAACGCCGTTCTCAATCTCTTTTATTGGGGAACAGATGATACTTATACCAGTGTTTTGGAACAACTTAAAACTTACTCTGGTGATATCAGCACTGAAGAAGCTAGGGTAGGTACAATCAAAACATACCTAAATAGTATTCCTGATACAATTCTTGGAATACAATTGGATGCAACAAATCAGTTGAATTATCTCATTAAGTTGAGTTCACTCATTAAGTTGAGTTCACTCCCAGATGAAACGGATGATCCAACGCGTTCAAGTATTATAGATGATTTGCTCACTATACTAGATTTTTGGACTTCTACCGAGGTAGTGTATTTAAATGAATTGAAAACTGAAACTTATTCTCCAGGCGAAGATGAAGCTAGTCGTATCGCAGCACTTCGCAATTTCGTTGTGGATAAATTGCTCGCAGAACCAAATTATTGGGGTGCTACTGAACAGTATCTTC